TTTCGAGGGGCTCTCGAGCGATAGCTCGTCACATCCCGTGACCTCACTGTGTACCCTGAGATACGATGGCTCGAACCAGACTGATCTCTCTACCTCTCGCTGTGACGGGCTACGCCCATAAACACACGAGTCTCACCGATACGCACTTGACTTGGACGGATTTGGAGAAATCCATTTATCCGTATGAGTCGCATAAGTGCATTGATGAGGTTAACAAACGCGACAAGGATAACCCTCTTACTATTACGTTCGAGGGTCGTCTTTTTGTCCCGTTAAACGGTAGAGTAGATACTTCGCCGACATCCTACTACGAATTCGTAGATTGGGTGCCGAAGAACATGGCTGTTAGTCTAGGCCATGGTCTAGCCGTCCCATCCATGATCCCGTCAGTTGGTACAGTAGCGACCTCGGTTCTCGCAAGGAGTAATCCTTCGCGTCCGAGTTTGTCGCTGCCTAACTTTCTGTACGAGCTCAAGGACCTCCCCGGAATGATCCGAGATATTGGCAATCTCAAGCGCCAGGCTCATAACATCAGGATGAAGGGTGTGTCTGTTGGAACTAATTCCACAAACGCTGCCAATCATCTTCTGAGTTATCAGATGGGCTGGAGACCGCTTATCTCTGATCTCCGGAAACTGGTAGATTTTCAGTCTCAAGTCGATAAAAAGATGAGAGAACTGCAAAATCTATACAGCAATGGAGGCTTACAACGCCGCGTGAGAAGCCCTGAATGGCAAGCCTCTGCAGATGAAATTCTGCATAGCTCGCAAACAGCGCAATCCTCTATCACCACTAGCATTACGCATAGGGTGTCGAGGTTTACGATGATCGAGAGATGGGGCACCGTAAGGTGGATCCCAACTGCTTTGCCAGATCCTCGCTTCTCCTCCAAGAAAATGGCCAAGCTCGCTAGAGACCTTACATTTGGTCTCCACGGGCTTCACCCCAAGCAAGTCTGGGATGCTATACCCTGGACTTGGTTGGTCGGCTGGTTTACTAATGCTGATGAGTATATTCAAGCTCACAACAATAGTATCCCCTTGCGTCACTCCGTGCCATGTATCATGACTCGGACGATAAGCAAGTATTCTTGGGTCCGCACTGACTCGAATACTTCGATTCTGGGCGGTAACGGCGATGCCGGTTATAGCACGAAAGAACGTGTTATAAACGGGGGTACGCTGTCGGCTTCCATTCCATTTTTGAATGGAAGACAACTGTCGATCCTTGGTGCCCTCGCCATTCAGCGAAGACGCTGAGTGGTCAGACAAGCATCCAAGGAGAAGGTAAGACTATGCTAGGTTCAACCCTGACGGTGACTCTTGACGGTTCCGGTGGAACTGCCAAGATTTTGCCGCTGATTAACCAAGACGGTTACGCATCCGAATACTATTTGGATGACGGCACTGTTTGGTACCGCGCTAAAGTGCGGCACTCAACGGATAACGTCAAAGCGGGCACTCAGGCCTTCGATCGTCACACCGTGACGTTTCAAAGGTTTCTGAAGCCAGCTACGGCCTATCCGCTTGGTCGTCTGACGGAGATCATCTTTACGATCAGAAATGATCCTAATGAGGTCGCCGCAGACGTCATCGACTTGAGCGAAGCCATGAGCTTTTACATGGTAAAAGCGGGTGGCATCGCAGCCAAGTTGCTGGGCAAGGAGTCGTAAGGCGTCGTTGACGCCCTAAGGCCCCCGACTCAGGGAGATGGGTGAACATAGCCGTAGATGTTGAACCCCCTTTACTGAAAGGAGCCAACATGGAAAGCTACGTGACTTACCTTCAGGGACTATACACGGCACTGTGTCTAACAGTTGCCGAGCACTATCCCATCCTTCGACGTGATTGTGAGCGGGATGTTTCTCGCTTGCTCTCACTCATCGATGCTCGAGGTTTGTCATTTTTAATGATAGACCTCGTAGCGGCAGGTAAGCACTTTGATTCGTGCCTATCTGCCGGACGCCTCACCGCTTACGGTTCCGCCGGTTTCCGGCCTTACCGAAGAGGGGGTGTAATCCCAAGACTATTCAAGGGGCTACACCTACGCGTTTTCGATGATTTCGGAGTGCTTAGGGTCGATCCCGACGTTGCAAGCATACGCTTCCTTCGTCAGCTCTTCTATGGAGCTAAGAAGGTAAAGGTACCTTGCAGCGACTCAAGAACATGGGAACACGTTCATGAGTTCTTCGAGACCGACACGGAAGTCCGTTCGCCGTCCCTTAGTTGGAACGACGACGAACTTGGGCTTGATCGTCTTCCTAATCTCCATTTTGGCGATTCTGTTGACGTTCGGCCTACTCCTCTGTTTGGCTCTCTCGAGCCTAAAGCAGACGAGCCCACCTTCACCCCAGGTTTCGGTTGCCTCGACGCAGTCCAACGGACTGCCGACATCGTTGCCGCAACCCTCGGACGGTTCGACCCGTACGAGTGGAGGTCTAAGCATGGACCGGGTGCTGTTTCTGACCAGCGTCGTACTCAGTTTAAGTACGACTTTCCAAGCTGGCCGGAAAAGCTCTCGACCGTATTTCCGTTGGCTGACTTTGGCTTTGCCAATTTCAGTTCATGGGCTGCGGCCGTACGTAGTGGTGGGATTCATTCGAAATATTCGTCGAATGAGCCCCCGTCCAGATTGATTGCTGTACCAAAGACACTAAAGGGACCGAGGCTTATTGCCTCGGAGCCTGTTAGTCATCAGTGGTGTCAGCAGTCTATCAAAGACTACCTCACTACGCGACTCGCGAAGACTCCTATTTCCGAGTCTATTCACTTTCGTGATCAGACAGAGAACCAGGAGTTCGCTCGTCGAGCTTCCCATACTCAGTCGCATGTGACGGTTGATCTGTCATCTGCGTCTGATCGTCTGAGCTGCTGGACTGTAGAACGCTGCTTTAGGAGACTTCCGTCTCTTGTAGCTGCTCTACATGCCTCGCGGACCAGATGGGTGGTTAACACCATCGATCGCAAATCTCCCAAGTATCATGTACTGAGGAAATTTGCCTGTATGGGTTCAGCATGCACCTTTCCTGTCCAATCATTCGTATTCTCTATACTCGCGATTTCTTCTGTCCTCTATTCTAGAGGAGAGAGAGTCACGCTAAAGAGCGTACGACGTGTTTCGCAGGAGGTCCGAGTCTTCGGTGATGATATTATCATCCCCTCAGACTCTTGGGTAGTGCTTCAGGGATTGCTACGTCACCTTGGTCTCAAGGTTAACCACTCGAAGACCTACGAGAATGGAAAATTCCGTGAGTCTTGTGGTCTGGATGCGTATGATGGTCACGATGTGACCCCTACGTATACCATGACGTACCCTGATGCGTCCCGGCCAGAGTCGATTGTGAGTGCGGTTGCAACTCATAATAACTACGTATTAAGTGGTTATTTTGCTGCAGCTGACTACACAGCATCGGCAGTGCGTAAACTTGGCAGACATGCCATTGCTTACGTTCCGACCGGCTCTGGTCTCTTTGGCTGGTTCGATCACGGACTCGTCGGAAATTCTCATCTAGAATCTAGGTGGAATCCCGACTTGCACCGACTCGAGTATCGAGCGGAAAGGGTGGTTACCCGATCTGCCCGCATTCCAGTCGAAGAGGACTCGACGTTGCTTCAGTATTTTACTGAAGCCCAAACGCCACCGCGTCGAAGCGGTGAACGTCTTGGAAAGATGTCGAAAAGTGCGACTTCTATACGTCGTGCTTGGGTGAGCTTAGAGGGGTAACCGGATTTCTTCCGGCCCCTCTAGGTTTGTGGGTTTGCTACGCAAGTTGCAAATCCTCTGT